ACTTCAATTTCAGAAGTGGCTTCGTTAAGGTCATTGGCTACAGTAATAACTTTCTGAACTTCAGTAGCTACTTCCTGAATGTCTGCCATGTTGGTTGATGCAGCTTGTACAGCAGCTATGTTAGTAGCCACTGTGGTAACATTAGCATCGTTATTTGCTACAGTTGTTACGTTAGCGTTGTTAGCTGCTACAGTGTTGATGTTAGCTTCGTTACCTGCAACAGCAGAGATGTCAGCTTCATTCGCCACAGCAGCGTTAATGTTGCTTTCATTATTCACAGCAGCATTGATGTTGCTTTGGTTTGATACCGCAGCGTTAATGTTAGTCTCATTGTTAGAGACATTCTGCACGTGAGTAATGTTAGTAGCTACTGAGTTAACATCTGCCATGTTAGTACCAACAGTGTTCACGTTAACAATATCAGTTGCTACAGTTTCGATTTCTGAGACTGGTTCGTTCAGGTCAGAAGCTACAGTATCTACTGCAGCAATAGAGTTGAACACTCGGTCTACATTATCAATTGAAGTGTGTACTCGATCAACATTACCAATAGAGGTATGTACACGATCAAGTTTAGAGATCGAAGTGTGTAGTCGATCTAGTTGTGAGATGGACTGATACAAACGATCTAAGTAAGCGATAGAAGTTTCTAGTCGGTCAATCTGACTGATAGAGTCTTCTACACGGTTAACATCTGCAATGCTGTTAGCTACGATGTTGACATTATTAATGTCGTTAGCAGTAGTAACTACGTTAGCGATGCTACCTGCGACAGTGTTAACATCTGTCATGTTATCAGCTACATCGTTTACGTCTGCAATGTTATCAGCCGTGGTGTGTAATTTGTTTACATCAATGGCATTGAGCTGTGCCTTGTCAGCAGGTGACAGCCAATCAGTTTCTACCCAGTTCTTAGTTGCTACATCTTGTGCATCTACTGGGTCAGCTACATCAGAGATTCTACGGTTAAGACCGTTGTATGTCGCAGAGAAGTTACCTGCAGGAGTGATAGACACACCTGACTCGGCAACCTCCTGTGACTCCTGAGAAGCGTAGAACACCTGAATGTTCGAGGTATCCAAGTCTTCTTCTGTCAGGATAGAACCTGATGCAAAGTCTACTGAACGACTAGTTAAGTCAGTCTTACGGACAACTTTGACCAATGCCCCTTGAGGGGGTGGAGTGGAGGTTTGAATAACACTGGGGCTATTAAACACTCTTCCAGTATCTTCTACACCATCAACATATACTTTTATATTAGCCGCATCGATGTAATCGAATGGGACTGCGTAAGTACTTGTTAGTCCATCCCCGGTGTATTCAATGAATGTTAAAGCCATTAGTTACCTTCCGGGTTGAGATTAAAAAGTTGCTGTTGTTGTGCTTGCAATGATTGTGCTTTGTTCATTGCTTGGTTCTCTTGATGCTTTTGACGAGCACGAAGTACTGCAGGGTTAGCTGCTGATAGTTCTTCTAGTGCCATCTTCTTAGCATCTGAGATGATTTGAGTTAGGATTTCGTTACGAGTACCCCCGTAAGCCATTGCACGTTTCTTACCGTAAGGAGTCTCGATCATCTTAAAGTCTGTTAACTCATCCTGATACTCAGGCATCTTGATTACAGAGCCTAAGAACTCACGTAGAGTCAGACCATCAAACATCTTGCTGTTAGCTAGGATGTAGTTGTAATGATCGTATGCTGTACGGTTATCCTTGTAGATAGCTTTACCAGTCTCATCTTTAGCGAAGTGTGCATCGTTCAAGTCGATAGCACCATTAGCTACGATAGGTGATTGCTTAACTGCAGAAACTTTCTGGTTAACAATCTCTACTGCTACTGGGTCAGTCTTCTTCTTACCTGTCATAATAGGAGATACAAGCTGTGCTGTTTCCTGTGACATGAAGCCAAGGTCTGCATACTTAGGACGCTCAACTACTTCCCCGAGTACATTGTAGCGAGGAGGAACTTGATCAGAGAAACCCGGTAGAGTTGCTTTGATAGCGTCTAAGTGAGAACGAAGCTCACGTTGGTAAGGGTCATCAAGTGCTGTAAAGCTACGCATTGCACCAGAGAATGGTACAAGCTGACCTGTACGACCACGTAGGAATTTATCTAAGCCACCTTCTGATTGCAGTGCAAACATAAGCTGACGTACTGAGGTAGCATAGGTGTCGTTAGCTAACATGTTGGTCATAGCCAAACCAAGCTCCAAGCCTAGGCTGTCTGCTTGCTCTGTCTTACCTTCACGGTATAGCTCTTGGATTACACCGATACCTTCAAAGATACTTGAGAACGGGTCAAAGCGGCTGATCTGGTACTGAGTACCGTCAGGCATAACAATTGAACCTGCAATGTGACCACCAAGTTCCTGCATGTTCTGTCTACGTGCAAAGTTACTAGACAAGTTACCAGTGAACTGGATGTCATTCTCTGCCCAGTTAGACATAACACCATAGGTTACTGAGGTGCCGATAGCTAAACGGGTAAGTGCTAGTGATGTACGCTCACCACCTGCAGTCAGGTCTTTCCACCAACGACCAGATAGAGGTGCTAGTGGGCTACGCTGAATTGCAGCACTAATGATGTTCAATGGAGTACGAACGAATGGGAATAGCTGACGAGCTAGTGGTACACTTGCAACCATGTTCTGGAATGAAGCACCACCCTTTTCCAAACCTTGGGTAAAGGTAGCTTCACGAGCGTACTGTAGACCTTCTGCTCGGTACTGTTCCATACCTAAGCGGCTGCTCAAGCCATTAGCTGATAGTTGAGATTGCTCGTTGTATGCACGAGTCAATGCAGTGTCAGCGTGTGCTTTAGCAAAGTCTTTAGCTTGCTGCCCTTTCAAACCTTGGGCTGTAGCTACTTCAAAACCGTCTGAGTAAGCACGACCTGTAATGTAAGAACGGAAGTTCAATTGCTTCCAGAACTCATCTTCCGCACCTAATGCACGGGTAGATGTAGCTCGCATTGCAGTACCTAGGAGGTCAGCTAGAGTGATCTTATCACCGTTGCCATCTACCATACGGGCTAACCCTTTGAGGGTGTCCATACTAAATTCAAGGTCACGACCAATTGCAGGTGTGTCCTCTACTGTGTTCTTGTTATCAAGTACGTTCTTACCAGTCTTGTAAGTCTGGAGAGCCATACGACCACTCTCGACTACTTGGTGACGCATAGAGCCATACTGTGCCATTACTGCACGAGCATCTTTAGCTCCACCTTTACCATCAAATAAGGTACGTACACCTGCTGCCAGCAAACGCTCGGCAGGTAGGTAGATAGTCTGCATACCACCTGATACGGTGTTGATGATGTGGGTCTTACCACTAGACAAGATACTAGTAATGAACAGTTCGTCTAACATACGTAACGTCTTACCGGTGCCACGCTTCATAGCATTCAATGCTCGCATAGCGAAGTTGTTACGGATTTGTTGGTTACCTGCCCGCATTAACAATTCATCGAACTTCTTCTCTACTGCCTCAGCAGGAACATCGAAGTTCTGGAACATCTTGTTAATCTGTACAGCACGACCACCTGTAGTAGAAGCACCACGGAAAGCCTGAATAGACTCTAAGTAGTCATTACGTTGCTGACGATAGATAGCCATCTCACCATCAAGACCGTTCTTAGCTTGCATCTTAGCAAGTGTCTTGTCTTTAGCTGAGAGACTAGTGTCCTTATCAATCTGCTTGTATAGCTTCTCTAGGTTACCTTGAGCACTGTTCTTAGCCTGTAATGCCATTGCATAGTTACGGCTAGTGCGTTGTAGCAACCGACCAGTTGCAGTCATGTATACGTCAAAGTCTTTAACATTTACGGTAGACTTAAGAGCACCCATGAGGTCAGAAACACTACCTGAGTCACCGAAGTGTTCTGCAAGTACGTCATCCGCTTCACGGATTAACTGCTCATTGGATTTCTTAACACCATAACCGTACTGATCTTGACCGTACTTAAGAATAGTATCATCAGTATTCTCGATAGCCTCTTCACGAGCTGCTGCTTTCTCTACCTCTACTTCCTTACCTGTCATGTCATTATTGGCACGAGCTTCATCGGCTTGGTTGTAGCGAGTACGTAGCTTAGCTTCGTTCTGTACTGCTGCCTCGATCTTGTCATCTAGTTCGTTAAGAGAAATACCTACATCAGAGTTCTCGTCCATGAACTTAGTCAATGTATCAATATCTACTTCTTCTGGTTCTGCGCCTTTCATAGCGTTCTTGGTAGAGCGAACCATAGCAATGATAGGAAGTGATACAGCTTCCAATCCTAAATCAATCAAAGCCATCTTAAAGCGAGCTTCTGCTTCGCTATCATCTTTATCAACAGCTAAGTATTCTGTTACTGGGTTTTCCAGTTGTGGGTAGCGTTGTACAAAGTTAGCTAGGTTGTCCTCGTGTGGGTCAAATGCAATCTGACCACCCAAGAGCATGTCACTAGTGTAACCTGCTAGCTTCCCACTTTTAGTGGTAGCGTCCCCTAACAAGGCTGTGCGAGCTTTCTTAGCTGTCACGAATCCTGTAGCGAACTGAGAGATACCTTCAACAATGTCACCAGTTAAGGTTTCAGTGTTGAGTAGTTCTACGTCCTCTGTTGTTGTTTTGTTTTCTGCCCAAGAAACACGACCATTTTGGTCAATACGAAGGTAGCCGAGGTTTGCTACATTCTCATTGAACCAGTCACCCATGGCTGTCCAAGCACCATTTGTTGCTTTATCAATCTGTCTGTCGATATTAGCAACACCACGAACTACACCAGAAGCGACACCCTCGGGTATCTCTGCAAGGTGATGTTCGATTGAATGACTTTCTTCTTTCGCAGGAGCTTGTACTACCTGCGTAGTCTCATTGGTCTGAGCCGTAAAGTATTCATCAATACGGCGACCAATTTCTTCTTGGGACGGATTATCTGAAGTGTCGATCTCAACTCGTTGACCTTCGACCATAAATTCAGCCATCTAATTCTCCGTCAATTAAGGGGATAAAGGAATTGTACTTAAGTTATCTTCATCAGTAGCACCGTCATCGATGGTTACGTCTGCTTGATTGATAGCATTCAGATACTCTTTGATCTGCTCAGCCATCTCTTCTTCATCGTAATCACCTTGTAAGAAGGCGGTGTCTGTTGGTTTTAATTTAAGACCAGTCATTTCTCGTAAGAAGTTAACTAAGTCTTCACCTGTAATTTCTACGTTAGACCCGGCAGGGAAAGGATAACCTTTCATCAGCTCTGGATGTTCACGATAATCTATCTGTGGTTGAGGCTCTGGTTTTACCTCAGGCTCTACTGGTTCTACGAGAACAAATTCACGTCCAGAAGGAGTAACATTAGTATTATCAGGAACCATAGGGTTCTCTGGTGCAGTAGTTGTTTCAGTAGCTAGAGGATTCTCAGCACCATTATTCACTGGAGATGCTGCAGGAGCGTCTACGACTGGGACTGTAGGAGCATTCATAACTTCCATCATAGTTGAATGGAGCCAGTTACGCTTCTCAGCGAAGGTCATAGATTGCCAAACACTTGAACCAGTCTCAGGGTCTACTTCATCAAACTTATCGTAGTACATAACGATGAACTCGTTTAGACGATCTGCCTGTGCTGTACCTAAGTACTTGTCAGTCATCTTCTTGTACACGTTCTCATTGAACTGTTTGAATACAGAGTCCTTGGTTGCATCAGTACGTGCATCAGGTGACTCACTGCTTTCAGCCCAAGAATATAACTTCTCGTATACAGCCTTATCAGTGATGCGCTTATCACGTGCCATCTGATTGACTCGTGCTACTCGTTGAGATGGAGGGAGTGACTCTAACTCTTGACGCAAAGGTACAAGATCAGTGACGTACATAGTTTCATTAAGGGTAAGACCTTTATTCTTTTCAATGTCTTCCATCAATGTAGTACGCCAGTCAGGGTCATATACATCTAACTCTTTTAATAGCTCAGGGTTCTGCTCACGTATCTCTTTCTCGATTTGCTCGGCATCTAAGATACCAGAAGCAATGCGTTGGTTAACCTCATAGCCAAACTTATCTACAGTACGACTTTGGTTAATCTTAAAGATTTCTTCTTCCTGCTTCTGCTGTGTTAGCTCAGCTTTAGTAAACGCTAGCTTCGCCTCTGCGAGTTTAGTCTTAGCGTATGAAGTAGTGATCAATGCACCTGTGCCACCACGTAATTGTGAAGCTGCTTTAGATAAGCTTTCATAATCATTAGTAGCACTATAGTGTGCGATGAGGGCATCCAGAGCCATCTCACCTGTCTGTCTGAAACCCATACCTGCGGTTTCGTATAAGTCTTGACGGTTGGCTTCAATGTCCAAACCAAATGCTGTCAAACCTTCCTCAGTTGTTAAGTCATAACGTGAGGCTGAATTCATCACAGAGGTAGTAAAACGTGTCTCTGTCTCTGCAATGAAGTTCTTGGTTGATGTCTGTTTGTGGGTATTGAAACCAGAATTGAAGACTGAATCCGACACAGTTAAGAAGGAAGTACTTGCACCTTCTTTAGCTAACACCTCAGCATTCATCTCAGAGAACTCTGCGTGTTTGCTTAGGTACCAGTTACGGTACTGACTAGGGTCAGTCTGTGTACGGATTGGGTCGGTTAGGTATTCGTTAGCTAGCCATGAGCTGAACTCGAAACCTAGTTGTTCGCCATGTAGCTCATTAAGTTTATAGTGTGCTACTGGACTTGCGTCTGGGGAGATTAGACCTTTCTTAACAGCCTCGTTAGTATCATAGATACCTTTAGATGCTGCTCGTGCCGCTTCATCACGGCTTTCATCTTCCCACTTCTTTCTCTTTTCGTTCTCCCATCCCTGTAGTTTACGATTAAGTTCTGGGACTAATCGCTCTACAGTTTTGGAGAGCTTCATTAAACTTGTTTCCTGATCTGCTGCAGGAGTTACATAAGTATTTACTGGACGAACAAAGACATCGTTTTGTGTCTTAGGTCGCAACCTTTCTACTTGAACACGTTTAGCCATTGTTCACCTTTGTTACTTGGGTTTAAATATTGAGTTATCTATAACTGGAGCAGGTGTGCCGCCGCCTAATGGGGGAGGTGTATAGAATATACCTGACTTACCTGCTTCTGCAGCCGACACCTCGTGTCCTGCTACAGCCATACCAACATCCATTACGAGACCCATTACGCTAGGCTTCTCGACTGGTTGGTATTTATTAATCATTGATTGTGCTTCTGACTCGATACCAGAACGATCAAGAGCACCTTGGGTACCTATACGATCTATATCAGAGTTAAGCGTTGAATTAGTTACTAGTCGGTCACGCTCATACTTAGTCATGATGGCGTTGACCACACGCCCTGTAATACCTGCTTCACCTGCAGACAGGCTAGCCTTACTCATTAACTCCATAGCATCGACATCGCTATCGATCTTCTCTTGGAGCTTAGCTTCTTTCTCTTGAGATTCTTTTAGTATCTGCCCACGTATCTTTTCATCACGTGCGTTAGCAATCTGCAGTCGGGCAGTAGCATTACGAGCATTTGTGGCATCAGCCTGTTGAGACTCAGCAGCATAACCTACGACAGCAGAACCAATCTGCAATGCCAACATTGCGGTAGTGGGTTCCATGCACATTAGCTTATCCTCACAAATTCATAAAATGGTTTCTTACCGTATCCAAACTCTTCGATGCGCCTGATGAAATTAAATCCTAGGTATCTCAGCCATCGAATAGCGATGCGGTTGTTAACATCCACATAGTTGTAGAGGATGGGATATTTCTCATTCATATCCTTCACCCAGTCTAAACTTTGTGGAATAAATTCTTTCCGTACTTCTGGCAGTCTGTCTGAACACAGCATCCATGGGAAAGCATGTAGGGTTGTCTTTGGGTTCACCCCGAACATTCCTACGACTTCACCGTCAGGGGCTATAATTGTGTTACATTCAGCAGCATTGATGAAAGAGATGAGCAGAGCCTCTAGTGGTTTTACACCAGAGGTTGCCCATACTTCTTCCACGTCTGCTTCCCTCATACGAGGAGCCAAATCATACACATCATCCATAATAGAAGGACGATAGTATGGTATCATATACGTCTTGACCTCATTACAAAGAAGCCTTCCCACTCTGCACTTTGGAAGTTGCAAGGGAAATGAGAAGACGACAGTATTTCAATATCAACCTCACTGGATTGAGACAGTACAGGGAAACGGAACTCCCCACTCTCAATAGCAGCTTGGTTTAGTAAGTTAGCACTGGAGCCGAGTACTCGACCATTGAAGCGGTTAGTCACGGTGCTACGACCATTAGATGTTACCTGTGCTTCAAAGTAACCAGTATCATTATAGACTACTGACATGCCTCGTAATTGAAGCCTACCACCAGTCATTGGTTCATTGTTCTGACCCTTCATTACCTGTTCAGAGAACCTGTACTTAAAGGTGTACGGTGTACCTACAAATACGGTACCACCACCTGCTACGTAAGCTTGCGCCACAGTAGAAGTTACTACCTCACCGGAGTCTTTTACATATACTGTACCTGCTCCGTTCTGTACTGCAGGGAGAGATACAAGTGGATTACTAGAGTCCCAAATCTGTCTGCGATCTAAATGAATGCCATTGCCTAACTGTGTTAGAGCTTTGGCTTTGTCAGCAGAAAGACTGATACGTTCTAGTGTAACAATCTTAGAACCATCTGAGTTAGTATATTCAATCAACAGGTCGATGTCAGACTTGTTAAAGCTTAAGTTAAGTATCTTACCTTCGAATGTCCAACGTGACCATGAAGACTGTAGCTTGTCAGTACCTTGCCAGTAGTAGCTGTATGCGTAGATAGAGTTAGGGTCATCATCAGTGACAACCAACAACATATCTTCGTTGGTAGATGCTTCCATCTTCTTGATAGTACCCGGCAAGTAAGTAGGAACGTGTGCTGTAATGTCAGCAGCGTCATCTACTTCTGCGGCGATGTCTACGAAGTACTCACGTACACCTGCCCATTCACCACGCTTGATACCAAAGAATACGTAACGACCTGCACCTACTGGTTTAGCTTTAAGGCTAGCCTCGAACTGAGTTGTAACGTCAATCGCTACGGTCTCAGGAGTCAGTAGGTCTTCTGCTGTCAGACGGAACTGTGTCAGGTCTGAGAAGAGCAGTAAGGACTCGTTGAATGGTACAGCATGCTTAAGGATAGATACCTTGTTGTTAGATACAGCAACGTCAATTGGGTCACTGTCTAGTAATGTGAGTGTGGTACGCTTATAGTAGTTGAACTCCTCAAACTCACCTGCTTCTGATAAGATTATATTCTCATCTGCCAAGAAACCTAAACGGTTACGGTGGAAGAAGATGTCATTGATAGGTAAGTCAATAAAGCTAGGAGCAGGGTTGGTATCATCATCACCAACCTTACGTTGTTTATAAGTAGCTTGTTGGAATGTAAAAGTACCGTTAGCCTCACTTACTAACTGGTGCGGCATAGTACTAGCATCGAGACCTGTACTAATCGCAGGAGCAAGAGTTTCTTTCCACACCTGACCACCTGTACCATCTTTCTGTAGACGTACATAGTAGTCATCCTGACCCTTGTTGTTGTCACCTGCAATCTTGATTACGAAACCATCTGCACCATTAGGTGGTAGTTTCTTAAAGTCTGGAGCTGTGTCCTTGAATGCAAAGATGTGGGTATCACCACGAGAGTCCTGAGTCTCGATAGAGAAGTCATTACCATCTGTGGCTTGGATGTGGATTACGTTACCAAATTGAGTGTAAGAAATACCCGGTATGTTAATAGTACCTGTACTACCACCATAGTATGTAGCGTCAGGTGCAGTAGTGAACATCAGATTAGACGCTAGGCGATCTGTTTGGATACTTAATTCAGCATCATGTGTTAATGCTGTGGTATCCTGAGTAGAAGCTTTTGTAGTAATCTGACGGGTATATAATGTACCACCCTTGGTAATCTTGAGTGTATATGTAGTAGAGTAGTCACCTTGCTTTACATACACCAAAGCCTCTTTGTTACGAGAAGGTGATAAGCTAGTGGACTCTGCGGTTACTTTCTTCTTGTTAAGTAAGAAGGTGTAGTCAGCGATTGTGGTAGCTGCTAACTCAGTAGCAGGGTTTGTAAGACCACCTAGGTATGTAGTTGTACCATTTACTGTACGTTGTACACCATACTGATCATACACATAGATGTTATTTGTGGTGATGATAAGTGTATAAAACTCATCCTCATCACGTCTAATTGTATGAATGAAAGCGTTCTCTGCACCTGAGATGCTGCCTAAGTTGGCAACAAAGTCAGAGCTAGGACGCTTAGACAAACCGTTTACAACGGACGACAAACCGTTCTCTTGTGCCTCTGCCTGAGTTTTCAAGCGAAGCGAGGGAGGCTGCTGCGACACCCCGTTGATGAGGTTTGGGATAGACGCACTAATCAAAGCCATTATGTTACCCTCTTAGTTCCTATACGGTCTATAACCCGATAAACATCGTAGGACTCAAAGATGCTGAAATCTTCGGTCTCTGTTTCAAATTCTTTTAGTTCGTACAAAGCTTGTGCTTCGTCACGCTCATTGAAACCGTGGAGTGTATCTGAACCTACAACACGGTCTTGGAAAATTCTTGCTGCACGTACAATGATGAAACGCTTAGCGACTTCCGGTAACTCATCGAATGGAAGTTCTACAATTACGTCACACTTTACAGCTTCATTAATGAGATAAGTATGCTTAGCCTTATCGTACATTTTGGTGCCACGCTGTACCAAGTCCATTGAATCAGGAGTTAAGGTAGCGTCTGCACGTAGTACTGCATTAGGGAGAACGATCTCACCTTGAGCAGTAGGAGTGATTGTGAAGTTATATTCACGGTTGAAGTTCCATCCACTTGATTGAACCTCACGACTAACACTGTTTAGTATAGTCTCTGCCATCTCTGCATCAACCAAGCCTGATGTTAGGCTGTTCACTGGACTTTCGCCAATGGTTGATAGCATGGTGTTGACAGCTTCTAGCTTAGTTGTTCCAGACATAACAAATCCTTAAGGAAAAAAAGGGAGTCCCCCGAAGGAGACCCCCATAATTAGTCAGCGATTAAGCAGACTTAAGAGCGATTGCACAGCCCGGACGCAGGATGTTGTGACCCATTGCGTACTTAGCAACCATCAAGGTACCCTGACGGTCGATTTGGTACTCAGACTCAACGCCCAAGTCGAGCAGCTTAACTGTTGCTGCTGCATCTTGAGTGAAGATCAAGCCACGGATAGCTGAGAAGTCAGCCTTATATGCACCTGCACGAGATACTGGGTCAGGAGTTGCACCAGTAGTAGACTCGTTAGTAGATGGGATGTGGTTAGACATCATGATGCGAACACCACCAACCTGTGGAACTACGCCACCTGCTACTGAACCTGCACCACCGATGTCTTTGTTCAACCAAGTAGCTGAAGTAACGTCAGTAGCGTTCAACAATGCGTAGTACTGAGCAGGAGGAAGAACACACACTTTCTCACCAGTGATGTCTTTCTTATCGAACTCTTCCAAAGCATCGTAGATTGCAGCAACAATCTTAGCACCGTTAGCTGCGTCTGCAGCAACAGAGCCGATGGTTACGTTGTTGGTGTATACTTCGTCAGCGAAAGCAGAACCGAATGCAGTAGCAGCTTTAGCAGAAGTATCGATCAATGCAGCCTTAGCAATGATGCGAGAGATGTTCTTATCTGCAGTGTTAGAAAGAGCGAAACCTGCTTCCTTAGAGTAGATAGAACGAACATCGTAGTGGTTCATTGCTTCGTCAATGTTTGAGATGAACTGAGAGCTGATCAACAAGTCATCAACAGTTACGGTGCGCTCACCGTGGTTGATCTTGTCAGCTTCAATCAATTTACCCGGAGTGTGGTACTCAGCCTGTGCAGTACCAGTCAATGGGAACTGTGCTGATTTACCGTTAGAGATAGTACGGGTGCGGTGTAATTCCATGAATACGTTCTTCTCTTCGAACGCAGTCAATACCTCACCTGCATAAAGTTTGAGGAATAGTGAACGAGCGTCACCAGTTCCGTTTACCTGTCCCAAACGTGAGACAGTTTGATCTGTAGGGAATGCCATTTTAAATTACCTTTTAGTAAAGAATAGTTGAGTTTGTTAGTTCTACTCAGCTTATCCCATACTTCCTTTTCGCTTAGATTGTCCTCCGCAGAGGGTCAAAGGTAATCATTCAGTTTGGTATATTGCTTCGTATAAAAAAGAGGGAGCCGAAGCCCCCTCAAAATATGGAGACAAAAACTTAGAACACGCTTGACCGTGCCAGTTTATCTGAGACAGCCTTGCGGTAAGCGGGGTCTTTCTGATAACGAGGGTCACTCATTGCTGCTGTTAATTCTGCAGTGCTTTGGAAAGTCCCACCTGTGTTGGTGGACGCATTGCCCTGAACCAGATTTGGTTCTGTGCCAACCTCAGTGCGATACCTTGCTGCTAAACCGTTAACTGCAAACTGTACTTGGTTAATGTCACCTGAATCGATTGCGGTATTAAACGCAGTGATTTCATGATCTGGTAGATTGTCTGATGCCCATGTGACCATATCAACATAGGACTGCTCACCACCTACCATAGTGTAGACTTGATTCTGATAACCAGAAGCCAATGCTTCTTGTCCTTGAATCCAAGAGTCTACCAAAGATTTAGAGAAACCTGCCTGTTCTAGCTTTTGATAAGCATCAGCAGACAAGCCTCCCTGCTCATTGTATTCAGACTGGAACTCATCAAAGTTAAGTCCTGCCTTATCGAGGACTTCTACTACCTCAGTTGCACTCTCATTAGTTTGTTGTGGTGCTTCCTCAGTAGTAGTCGTTTCCTCTTTTGGTTGTCCGAGTTTCTTCTCTAGTTCGCCATAGGCTTGTGCCATCTGTTCTACACTAGAGAATTTCTCTGGTAACCAGTCAGGTCGTTCTTGACCTGCTTGTTCTAGTTTCTCAGCCTTAGCCAACATTTCCTGTTCATGTTGTTCTTGAGCGTTTTGCTGCTCAGGGGAAGGTTGAGAAGAATGTGTGTTCAAAGTTTCTGCCATTAATTATTACTCTTGTGGTTGAGCCATTTGACCTTGAGTATATTGAGCAACAGCCTTAGCCGCCTCAGGTGTAGCTTTAGTAGCCATGTCTCCCATCACCTGTTGCGCCATCATCATCTGTTGTTGCTCTTGCATCTGCTGTTGTTCTTGAGCTTTCTGCTCAGCAGATTTGATCAAACCGCTAGTATCAATACCTAGTGATGCACCTAAACGATCAATGTAATCATCGATGTTCATCTCTTGTGCGATCACCTCCGCACCCAGTGGTTGC